AACTCTATGTCCTACAATTAATTTATCAAAACATTCTTTTGATAGATATTCGTAGTGAGCAGGAGCATCATTTAAAGGTAAATCTTCTACAGTAGTTTTAGATTCAGCGTTAGCATTAAAAGCAATAATAACTTTTTCACCTCTTGCACCTGTTAATTTACCAAGTACATCACGCTTCATTTTATCACGCATTTCTTCAGTAGGAATACCGTTATTAAAATTGATTACTTTCGTACCACTAAATCCGTTTTGACAATCATTGATTTGATAATCTGCTATGTTTTCTTCTAATAAAGCATAAGGTAAAGAACCACTATAATCTATCGGAGAATAATAATCAAACCCACTTACATAAGGATGTAAAATATATAATTCAACTTCATTACCATTACCAAAACCAAAAGCAGGAATCTTTTTTAATTCTTCACTTGGTTTCTTTTTAGTCCAATCAGGATGATAATACCAATTTTCTATTTGTCCTTTATCGTTACATTTTTCTGCTCTTAATGTGTGCATAGGAAAATGAAGTATTTGCTTTACTTGTTTCTTTTCCATTACAACTTGCATTGCAGCCATTCCTAAAAGTTTTCTTTCTAAAGCTATTTTCTTTAAATCAGAATCTTTTACAATAGATTTCATTTGTGCATATTCATTTGGCTTTTTATTAGAATCTAAAGCATCTAATCCTTTACCATAAATCATATTAGCAACTCCTGTTATAATAGCACCATTTGTAGCACTATATAAATATCTATCAATTAAATATTGAAAGTAATTATTATCACTTCCGTATTCAATATAATCATTCTTTTTATTTTCTTGTATTACAGGGCTTGTATAAGCACTTAAATTTACAATTGATATATTACTCATATATTTTAAATTCGTTTGTTGTAACGTTTGCTACATATTGATTTTGATTAACTGTATAATCTTTTACTTCTTGATTTGTGCAAAATATTTTATCTTTATAAACTATGTCGTTGTTATTCTTTATAGTTAAATTATAAAATGTATTTTCTTTTAAGCTAAAAACAGTTGTAGCAGTTATGTAATAATCTGACAAATAAAAATCTGCAGCTATATTAGTTTCAACATTTGTAGTTTCATTTCTTAAAACAATAGTTGTAGCATTCATTTCACGAGGTATGAAAGTTATGCTTTGTGCTGTATTTTGTTCTTTTAAAATTATCATAAACTATTTTTATATATTAATAATTTAAACTTAAAATTGTTTTAAAACAAAAAAAAGGATGCTAAATAAATAGCACCCTTCTTAAAAAAAACAAACAATAATATTATGCTACAGTACCTTCAACAATAGAAGCTAAAATACCTGTAGTTAACGGTCCAGTTACAAAGTTAGCAGCTACCGGTTCCATTCCTTGAAATTCCAAAGAATATCCACTTTTGTCAGCCATTGCAGCACCATTTGAAATAGTAGCAGTTACTAAATCCATTCCTTTAGTTAAACCTGCTAAAAAGAAATTACCATTGTTATCTTCTACAATAACTTGAGGTCTTCCGTAAGAAAGTAACTTCAAACTTTTATGGTCAGCAATAGTTAATTTATTAAAACTTAAGCTTAATTTTTGGTCTACAAATGTAGTTCCGTTTTCTCTTGATGAAGTTAAAGTTTGTTCAAATGTTGAAGTTCCTTTCAATTCATATTTATAACCGATAGGAGTTCCACCTAAAGCAGTTATTACATCTTCACTTCCTGCAGTTGCAGAATATGTTACCGCTGTTGCATCACCCCAATTAATGAAGTATGCAGCTCTTAATCCGCCGATTGAATTTTTACATTGTTCGGCTCTTCCTAAAGAAATATCGCAAGGCATAGTTTTATATTTTAAAAGTTAAAAAAAAAGGGAAGGCGTTTTACCTCCCCTTATTTAAAATCAATTATTAGTTACGCTGCAGGAGTGTAAAGAACAATTTCAGCACCAACACCGTATTGAACAGCAGCAGTAAATCTAGCTACAATTCTTACATTTTCACTTCCATCGATATCAGCCATATCAATTACTTTAACTTCATTTTGGTCAGACAATAAACCTGTTCCGAAGTATAAGTTAGATTTTTGAGCAGCCATCATATAATCGTTAGTCATTCCGTTGCAAACAAAGATTTTAACACCATCAAAAGATAATGAACCATTGTTAAACCATTGAGTTCCTATTGTGTTAGTACCATTAGCACCAAGTCCAGAAGCTCCGAATCCACCTAAAGCACGTACATAATCACGGGCAACAGATTGAGAAATATATAAGTATAAATCTTCTTTTCCGTAAAGTGAAGCAGGAATCAAATCAACAAGTTTTCCAAGTTCTCCGATTACGTTAGCAGCAGTAACTCCACCAGCAGCAGGAGAAGCTACATCAAGTACAGTAGCATCAGCAGTAGCAAGAGTTAAAAATCCGTCAAACTCTCCAGCATTAGCTGTAACACCTTTCCAAATGTTTTGTTCTGTTTTTTCAGCAATTTTAGAAACAACGTGTGCTAATAAGAAATCTGCAAAAGCAGGAGGTAAATTATCAAATGAAGAATAACCCATTTGAACTGCTTCCCAATCAGATTTGAAATCTTTTTTGCAAAGTTGTAAGTTTACTTGGAATTCTTCTGGAGTAATGATTCTCTCAGTTAATGTTACAGTAGAAGTAGCGTCAAAATCACAAGTTGCGTTTTTAACAATTCCATCAGTAGCAATTTTTTTAATAACCTCTTTGTATTTTACATTAGGTTTAACTTCGATTCCACCATTTGCAATAGTTGAACCTGACAATAATGCAGCAGAAATGTACTTTCCAGCAAATTCTCCAGCATAGGTAGTTGTAATACTTGTAGTAGTAGCCATAATTTATTAATTAAAAAGTTTTGCCATAACTATATCTTGCGTAGTCATTTGGCGATTAGTTGATATTTTATTTAGTTTAACTTCGTTTTTAACTTCAGGTGAGTGTGTTAATGGTTCAACAACAACTTCTGAACTTAATTCTTGTTTTACTGATTTTAATTCAGCAATTTGTGCTTGTAGTTTTTCAATTTCAGCAAAGAACATTTCTTTAGAAACTGATTCTACAATTCTTTTAGGAGTAGCAACTTCAGCTTGTGCTTCAACTTCTACTTCAATTTCAGCTTCAGGAGTTTCAACTTCAGCTACAGGTTCTTTAATTTCAGCAATAACACCTTCAACGGTTACAACTAAAATCATCCCATCTTCTAATTCGTATTCTCCAACAGGCAAAGGAATTTTTTCCTCACCATTAACAATAAAAACATTGTTATCTGTTTCAAAAGCATCTGCTTCTATAACAGTAACTCCATCTTTAAGTTTCATTTGAGCAAGATTTACATCCATACCCAAAAGAGTTTTGATTTCATTAATTACATTCATATTTACTTATTTATTTATTTTAATTAAATTAAACTTTTTAATTTATTTTGAACAGAAGATAAATTTTTAATAGTTTCTTGCAATTTGTTTTTTGCATTTAATACATTATTGTAATTAGGTATTGCTTTTTCATCTGTACCTAATTCTTTAGAAATTCTTTCTGCTGTTGCTAAATATTGTTCTGCTAATTTAATTCTTGAAAAAGAAGATTGAACAACTTTTTCATTTAAAGAAAATCTATCATTAGCTTTCTTTTTAAGTATTTCTAAATCAGAAGATATTTTTATAGTATCAGAATATGTTTCATAAATTGAATCATTTTCAATTCCATTTAAAACACTTTTTAAATCATCAACTAAAGCTAATTCTACTTTTACACTTGCTAATTCTGTTTTTCCAAACAAAGCATTGTTTACTAATTTTTCAGTAGTCATAATTTTATTTTTTATATTAATTATTATTATTTAATTTTGTTATAAATTACGAACTTACACCAGTTATAACTCTTGCGCTATTCGTGTTTGTAATCGTACTTGTTTGTTGCCCTACCGTAGCACCTATTCCTTGTTGTGATAATTCCCCTTCGCAACATTTAGAATCATACGTTCCGTCTTTACAAAGACATCCTCTTTTACCACCTTTTGGCGAACTTGTTTTATTTCCCATAATTTTATTTATTAATTTCAGCATTAGTTATTATTGATTTTATTTTTTCTATTAATTCTTGTTCTTCTGCTAATTGTAAATTCATTTCTAATTTGTCAGCAAAATATCCTTCTATTGAAAATCCTTTTACTTTTCCTGTTTTAACAAAGTCATTCCAAATCATATCATTGTTAACTTTCATAGTTACCATCCAAGTACCTACGGGTGCATTTAAGCCATACTTTTTAGACTTGTCCATATCTACATCTTCAACTATCCAAGATTCAACTACAGTCAAATCTTTTAGTTTCTTATCGTGTTCTAATGTAGCGTTATGTTGATTTGAATTCATTAAAAATAATTCACTTGCTTTGCGAACTGTATCTTCTGAAAAGAAAATATAATATTCATCATTTCCATTTCTGCGATAAATGTTTTTATTAGGTATTAATGCAGCACCTATTAAAATTCTTTTTTCATCGTCTACTTTAGCTAATTGTAATTGTTCATTTAAAGCAATAAAGTTTTCTTCTATTGCAGGAAATTCAACAACAGATATAGCATCTACTCCAGCTAAATCTTCTTTTTCGTCTATAATTAATTCTATTATTCTCATATTTTTATAATAAATTATTTAATAATTTGTTTATCCCAAACTTGCCGATTGCACTATATTTCTATCCAATCCTTGTTGAGTTGTTACATCATTCGCTACTACATAAGCTTTTATTGGTTGTGCTTCTTTATTACCTATTGTTTGCGCTAATTGATTTGTTGAACTTGCACCTACTACGTTAAACGAAGGAGCGGCAGGAGCAGACATACCACCACCTCCAACAGAACCAGCACTACCAGCTGAACCACCTCCAACAGCTTGTAATGCTTTTGCAGTTGATGCTATTGTAGTAGCTACTCCTAATGCAGTAGTAATATTATTAATTGCTATAACAGGAACAGCACTTGCGCCTGAAGTTAGTATAGCTTGTGGTGTTGCTAATGCTCCAATATTAGCAGCGTTATTGGCAATAATCATTTTACCTATACCTATTGCGTTTTCAGCAATAATAGCAGCTTTTTGAATTGCTTTACTTTTGCCTCCTATTTCTTTTAAAAAATTTACAGCACCAGATGCTAAAGCAAATCCAGCTTCTTGTATAGCTTTCTTTTGGTCAGCTTTTGCTTTTTCAATTTTTATTTCTTCATCAGCAATAGCTTTTTTATTAGTAGTTATAGCATTGTCTATTTCTTGAGTTTTAACAGCATATTCATTTTCAGCATCTAATCTCGCTTGAGTTCCTAATGCAGCACTATCTATTTTTAATTGTAATCTTGCAAGTTCAATAGTTCTTTCTTCTTCTAAATGTAACCTTTGATTTTCAAGTTTTTTTAATTCGTCATTTTCTAAAGTTTCATTAAATTTCTTTTGTTCAATTTCTAAAGTATTTATATTTTCTAATTTAGTTTGGTCTAATTCATTTAATTCTTTTTTTAATGATACCCTATTAGCTTCTTGTTCACTTGTCAAACCCTCTATTTGTGCTACAACACCTAAAGCGTTTCCTTGTGCGTTTATTAATGCAACGTGATTTTCTGTTGAATCATTTAATTTATAAGTTGCTTCTGCAGCTTCAAGTTGTTTGGCTGCAAGTGTTTTCATTGCATTTGATTGATTTTCTAAAACTTTTTTTAAATCATCATTTGCTTTTATTCTATCTTTAACAGATAACAAATCATTATCTCTAATCTTTCGTAACTTTTCAGCATCAGCATCATATTTTTCAACTAATTTAGCTTGTTCAGCAGCAGCTATTAAAGCAGAATTTTGAAGTTTAATATTTGCTTCAGATGCTTTTAAAGTTTTAACTGCATAGTTACCAATAGCATTAGCTGCATCTCCAATGAATTTACCTGCTCTATCAACTGAATTAT